TGTTGCAGTTGCCGAACCACTGCGCTGTCTAGCTGTGCGAATGCCGTGTAGTTGCCCAGCATCGCCTGTGCCTCTGCCGCCACCTCTGCGTACTCTCTCAGTATGTCGTCGATCTCTGTGAGGTACTTTTCGCGGACAATGCCTGCAAGCTCTGTCCTAGCATTGACTGCCCACTCCAAGTCAAACAGTTGTCCGTCTCGTAACGGCGCACCCGACATCAGTTGGATGATCTCTTGATCTAGCTCTGCAAGCGCCTGTGCCAGTCTACGCTGGTGGCGCTCTGCCCGCGCAATGACAGCACGAGCGTGATCGGTATCAGCCGCCATTCGTTGGTGGCGCTACGGGATCAAGAAGCTGATCGCCGCCCGATACATCTTCAAGCCCAATCTTCTGACGTACCTCATTAGGCGTCACTAATCCGCTGTCGATGTGATACTTGTAAATCTGCGTCTCTTTCGCAAAGTCACCGACGGCTGTTGTAGCCTCTTCAATCTCTGCGTGTGCAGTGCCAAGCACTTCATCATCAAGTACGAGATCAGCGATTTTCTTGTCGATCTCACGAAGCAAGGTAACAGACTTGACGCCTGCCGCTCGCGTCTGCTGTAGGAATCGAAGCTCTGATTCGTAGTCGCGGATATCAAAGGAATCAGGGTAGCTGATTTCTACCTCGTGGGGATCATGCCCCTGCCACAGGCAATAGAACATCCACAACTGCTCTTCTGCCAGTTCGAGGATATCGGCCTTCTCTGACAGCTTAGCGTTTAGCATTTGGAATTCAGTCTGCATCGCAACGCCTGATTGCGTGATTGCCTCAGTGCCACGGACTGCGCCCATGTGTGCCATGCGGTTAATCGCCTCGATCTTGTCAGTTATAGAGGCGCGGATAGCATCAAGGTTAGCGCCTGATGGTTGTAGCTGGTATGGCTTCAATCCTGCATCGCTGTCCTCAGAGATATTGATTACCGCACCCGCGCCTGCGCTTGCGTCTGTCTCGTATGTCTTTACCAGCGTTGGGTGATTAGAGATACGGATAAGCTGTTCGATCTCTGATAGCTCTTGGTAGATAGCCTGTTGCATGTAGGCAATGTCACTGATGTCACTGATACCCATGCCACGCACGATAGAGCGGTTAGCGGGTAGGCATACTGCGGGAATCTTGCCGATGGGGTTGTCGATCTCTTCTAGCAGTGCCGCGTCTGCACCGTCGTAGCGGATCAATCGGATTCTGTCTTTGTACCACTCGCGGAAGTGCGTCACCGTCGTCGTGCCATCTACGCGATCAACGGACTCACGGACTTTAAGATAAACAAGCTCATGGCGTCCACTAGGCTGTCGCTCCCAGCGCCAGTCGTAGACGTTCTCGGGTGTGATAAGTGTGACGTAGGGACGGATCTCTTGCGCCATCTCTTCAGCGCGTGTGCCTGCGTTTGATTGCGGCTTGTCGATCATTAGCCAGACGTGTCCGTAGACACTGCTCCATATCTGCGCCTCGCGCATAAAGCTGTTGAAGTTCTGGCCGTCTAGGTTAGCGTCTTTGATAAAGGCTTCGAGATCAACACTCCCCTCCATGCCCGCGAAGTTGCGAGTAGGCGGTAAGCGCCACAGAAATGACGAATAGACATGAACGACGTTGCGGCAATGATTATCGAGCGGGGTAAGGGCAAGCCTGCGGGTATAGGCGTTCTTATCCTCGTTAAGGTAGCTAGTCAGGTAAGAGCCATCGCGATAGTCCTCGCCGCCCATATAGCTTCTAACGTAGAACTCCCAGCGGTTTACGTTGTTCTCGTAATCGGGGTGCTGGTACTCGATATCATGGTTGTAGATCATGTCCACCTCTGCGGCTGTACAGGTGTATGCGCCTTTTTGATTGGGAATAAGTAATCAACCGCATAGCCCAGTGCATCATTCATGTGATCGAATCCGTCCTTTTCGGGCTGGCTAGTGCCTTCCTTGTATGTGTGACGTTCCAAACTCTCGATTACCTTTTTGCACTTAGGATCAACGTACAAACGCCGCTTGCCATCGCTACTGCACAAACGTGCGTTCACCGCGTTAATACGATCCCTGATCTGACTATGGGCTGTCTTGGCGCGTACCTCGAAGCCCGCATTCTGCAATATAGACAGATCAGTCCTACCGCCTGCGCTTGTCTTGCGCTGACGACTAGCAGGATCGGGGTATATTGTAACACGCGACTGCCTACCATACCTCTGCCGTATCTCGTCAACCATTTCGTCGGTATTAGAGCCGAACAAAACGATCTCATCAAAGACGTGCAGGGTGTCGCCGCGTCGTGTCATTAAGACAGCAGACATAGGATCAATGTTGAAATCCATGCCTACGTGTATGATACCGAGATCGTCGGTATGTCGCGCAACGGACTCCTCTCTTTTAAATCCGTAGTAGATAATTCCTGAGTAGTTGACGAATTTTGCTTCGTATTCTTGCTGGAAGGTTCGTTCGTCCAAGTCCGCTTTAGCTGACTCAATTTCTGACGGTGGGACATTTCCGCCTTCAATCGTTGTGTATTGATATGCACTCCATCCATCATCGCCGTCTACTCCTTTGGTATACAGATCGTAAAAATGGTTCCTGCCTTTAGGCGTCCCAATGAATAACGCCGCGCCCTGATTTTGTCTGCCTGATAGTGATGGCCGTATTACTTCGTACCATGCTTCTGGCCTCATGTCGGCAAATTCGTCTAAGACAACAAAGTCTATTGCTCGCCCTCTCAAGTTATCAGGTTTCTCAGCACCCTTGAGCGATATGCTAGAGCCGTTTCTGAAGTCTATTTTCAGCGCCGTTTCGTTAGTTTTTGTAATGTACTCAGGCGGAATTTGACTGATGAGCATGTCCCAACACACGTCCTTTGACGCCTTATAGGTGGGTGAGAGGTACCATATGTTCTGATCTGGCTGTGCTAGTGCCCTGCTAAGTAATTCTGCTGTGCTGAGAAATGTTTTGCCGAAACGTCTGCCAGCGACGACAACACGGAAGCGATCAGGACATCGGAAAATATCAGACTGCGGTAGAGTCAGTTGCATTAGTCAGCTTTATGACGACAGGCGGCAGATCAGTAATCTCTGCGTGTTCCTCTTTCATATCGGGTAGATATTTAGTCAGTAAGCGTAGCCGTTGCTCGTTGGCTACCTTGTATTTTTGGAGGCTCTTTGCGAAGTTGGAATCCGACACGTCCAGCTTCTCGATTTCCTCAATGTTATCAATGATTTGTTTGACGCTGTTCCGCTCAGAGATAAACACTCTAAGCTCGTCTTGATTTACTGCTCTAACTTTCTGCGCTCTAGTTTTCGCCATAGTCAAAAGGTGACGGTATACCTTCGGCCCAATAGAGGCCATGTGCTTGCCCGTCTGTAATTACTCCGCGTTTAATGTCTTGGTGTGACATGGGGAAAGTCTCTACCGCGCCGTCATCGAATGCGACGAGATAGCTACCTTCGTTCCTTGGCATACTGCCCTGTTCTACGGGCCGCCAATCTATTGTTACTGTCTGCAACATATAGTGTCCCCCGCGGCATATTATACTACATATACCAAACGCGTAAAAAAAAGCCCGCACTAGGCGGGCAATGGGTTTCTCACACCATCGTGCTACGGACTGTAGCGGACGATTTCTAGCGGTGGCTCATTGTTGGTTCGTAGCTTTACCACCCTGTAATCACTTAAAACTGCCATGTCCTCCTCATGGCGATTTGCCATTGTTTGCGCGGCTTGCAACGCAATTACCCAGCTTTCTAGCTCCTCATCAGTCGCCCGTACAAACCTCTGAATAAAGTTTTCGCCAATCGGGATGTCCGTCTCTGCCATTTGTCTTCCCCCAAAGATCCACCATTTCGCAGTATTCTTGTTCTACCATAAGCTCGTCTTGATAGTCACCTTGCCCTGCTATCCCGAACGCCGTAAGAATCAAGATGACTGCTATGAGTCCTAGCGCCATCGCATCCGTCGATAATTCCTTCATATAAAACCCTCACTCTCTCGTTATTGCGCAACTTGTTTAAAGCCGCTGTTTCGATTTGCTTTACCCGCTGACGTGAAATACCCATCTCTGCGGCTACCTCCGTCAGTGTCATTTGCTCTACAAACTTACTGCTCATTTGCCCCCCAGCAAAAAGGCCGCTTATGCGGCCTCTACTAAGTTGTTGATAAGTAAACGCATGGCTTGCTCAAACTTGCCTGCGTCCATTAATCGCTGAACGCGCTCTGCTAGTTGTGGGTTTTGCTCGATTGCTTTTTTGAATTCTGCGCCTGTCATGTCTTTGTCCCTTCAGTTAGTGGCTGTTTCCTTAGCCGATGTAGATATACTACAACCAACATTTATCCCTTTGCAACACTTATTTGCCTTTTTTTGATAATTAATTGGGGGAAAGGGCGCAATACGACAATCGTGACATTTTCAATCACCCGTAATGACGGGCAATCTCTGCGACGAATTGATCCTCGTTAGGGTGACGGGATAGGCGTTTCAGATACTCCTCTTCGCCTATGCCCTTATCTCTGCCTAATCGCGTTAGTAGCTCTGCGATTTTGTCGGTGACAACGATGTGGTGCCGCTCACCGAAGTAATGCCTTTGGCTCTGTACACACATGACAAGATCCTCCTCTTGCCCTGCTATTATAGCAAATTAGGGCAATCAGTTATACGAAACGATCACGTAGTCTGGATTCTGCTCTTTCTTGCGTATCTCTTCGCGGTAGTGCTTGGCGATCTCGTTGCGGATCTCTTTGTTTTCTTTGAGGATGCCACGGCATTTCTCTGTCAGTAACTCTAAGTGGCCTGCGCCTAGCTCCTGTTCTAAGAATCCCGCGAATGCCAAAGGGTTCTCGGTGAAATAACGGTGGTGGTAGTGGCATAGCGTGACTGCGTTATCCATCGAGTACCGAACGATCTTGCGGCGTCGTCCGTAGATGTGCGCGCATTCTAAGGTGTGATCTGTGCCGCATACCAAACAACGCCCGTCGCGTAGCCGTACCGCCTTGCTAAACGCTATGTCGGCGTTTGTTCTTTTGATTGCCATAGTAAGTCTCTTTGGTAAATCGACGCTCGCGCAGTATGGCTTTCTCTGTGTGTCCGCAACTGCAAGCCCAGCCCTCTAGTCTGTAATCAGCCGCCGTAAACATCGGCACCATTTCTTTCCAGCACTTAATGCATACCATGCTCTAATCGCCAATCGTCGATAGTCGTCAGTAGTGCCGCGAGCCAGCTAGTGGTAAATGAGTCGATGTCTACGTCGATTGTGATGCCTTCAGGACATGCCACGTCGATATATACGTCTGTCAGTTGATCGTTCCGCATATTGGTAGTTGCCGCCATGATCGCCTCAACCCTACAGACTACCGCGCCGCCATCTGGCAACGGCATCGACATAATCGGCATCTTTTCCATCACAACCTCGGCCTCACCGTCGTGCGGTGTACTTCGCCCTCTAGCTTATCGTAGGTGATTACCTTTGCGCCACGCATCGAATACCACCCACCACGTGCCTCATAGCTTGAGCGTCCAGTCAAAGAAGGGTGCATTTCCGCTATAGCGCCGCCGTCCTCTATCAAACGCTCATGATGGTAATGGCCCATGTGAATGTAGACGCCTGCCGATGCCTGCCCCCACATTTCGCGGAATCGCGGCTCACTTGCGAACAGCTTGTGCAGGTTAGCCAGCTTCATCTTGTGGCCGTGGTGAAAGCCCAGCATACAGTTGCCGTGCAGATAGGCGTAATAGGGGAATGGGTTGTCTATCACCTCTACCCGACTGCCCTCAAATAGGTGTTTGATGTACTTGCGGAGCCAGACGCTAGAACTAATGTCGTGATTACCCTCTGCAACCACCACCACAACGCGCTCAAATCGCGCCAGCATCATTTTGACGGCTTCCCTGACTATCGACATGGATACGTCAACAATCTTGGTGTAGCGCGTGTCAGCGTCCAATACGTGCCCACCGCCGCTTGTCACTGGTTGCAGGTTAATCCCGTCAAAGTGGATGAAGTCGCCCAGTATGTTGAGCATGCCTGTCTGCGAGTTAGGGCAAGCCGACAACATATCATGTACGGCGTTAAGGAATATCTCCGCCGCGATTTTGGTATCGAAGTTATCGCCTGTCTCCGCCTCCCAACAAGCAGAGCCCACGTGGAAATCCGTCACAGTCACCAAACTCAGAAGCCGATCATCGGTTTTCTTCGGCGGCTTGGTGGGTTTGAAAGGCGGGACAGCATCGAGACTCTGCTCCATGCGCTCGACAAGCATTTCTAGTTGCCGCTCTTTGTCGCTCAGGCTTTTAACCCACTGGCCTACGGGCTTGCCTTCGTCGTTGTAGTACGTCGAGACACCTTTAACGGTAAAGCCGTCTGGCACAGGGTGTGTGTAGTCGTGTTCTGGACTGTAGCCCTGTTTAATCGCGTAACTTCTCACCAACTCTAGGTGACTG